GTGGTTACCGCCAACAGTTCGGCGGCCACCACCTCCGGGATGTTCCCGTTTGGCCGGTTTGGCGGGGCGTGCGTGATGATCGCCAACACCAACGGCGCCACGCAGATCAACTGGTTCGGAACCGTGGACCCCAGGGTCACGCCACAGCGCGTCTATGCGGACGGCTCGGCGGTGACCACCGCACTGACGGTCGGCATTCACCCCGTGCCGGACGCCCTGTTTTCCGTGAGCCATGTGGTGCCCGTTGTGGTCGGTGCGACCACCTGCGCCATGACCGTCATGGCCAAGGGCTAGGCCCATGGCGTTATCTCCCCGGCTCCTGCGGCCAAAGGCGAGCGGTGGCTACGTCGCCTCTGACGCCGACGCGAGAGCCTACATCACGGCCGTGTCTGCCGCTGACGGCTCTAGTCTTGAGACTGCCGTGCAGCGGGCCATCAACGACTTTGTCGGCGGCTGCAAGGCAGATGGCATCTGGTCGTCCATCAAGGCGTCTTGCATCCTCATGGGTGCAAAAACGCTGGCCGGTGCGCTGACGCCGCTGGTCGGGCCAGCGCCAACGAATAACGGGCCATTCGTCAGCGGTGATTACAACAGAACCACTGGACTCATCGGCAACGGCTCTACCAAAAGCATCGACACGCTCCGCGACAACAACGCCGACCCGCAAAACTCGTTTCATCTGTCCGTGTACGCCACTGCGTTTCTGCCCGGCGCGAGCGTTATAGGGTCGGACTACCTCATTGGGGATGTGTACGGCACTGGCGTAAGCGGCATAGCGCAGAGTTCCACGCAAGTACTTGCATATGCCAGAGGCATTCAGGGCGTAGCCAACATCACGGCGTCCCCCACTGTAGGGTTCTGGGGAGTGAATCGCGCGTCTGCAACCCAAATAACGTCGCGGTCTGGCGGAACCACTACGACTACCTCATCGACATCGCAGGCAATCACGCAGCGGCGCATTCGGGTCTTAGCGAGCAACGCTGGAGCGGGGGGAACACCCGGCGAATTTGGCACTCAGCGCATTGCGTTTTATTCGATTGGGGAGTCGCTCACGCTGGCCTTGCTGGACGCCCGCGTGGCGGCTCTTTACAACGCCATCGGAGCCGCATTGTGATGACGCTCGCAGACCTGCCACTGCCCATCGCATACGCCGACGCTCGGCAACTGGCATTAGTATTTGCGCCAGATCTTGCAGGGCGGCTTGCAACGCTGCACGCCGCGTACGGGTCGCAAAAATGCGTCCCGGTGCCACGCACGCTGACCGATGGGCGGCTGATGCTGTGTGCCGACGTTCTCACCGAGATTGAGCCAGGCGGGTTGCTGCACGCCATGTGGGAAGCCGCTAACAAGGAACTGCTTGGCCGCGCGGTGGAGGTGATCCCTTGGGACGAGGCGGTGGCGATGCTGCCGGCGGAACCGACGATTGGTGAGTGAGGCCGCATGTCATACCTGACCTATTTTGACTTAATTGAGTCACTCATCGTCTCGTCCTACGGCGGCCCGCAGGACGCGGAGCAGCGTGACATTCGCACGGCGGTCCAGAAGGCGTATGGCGAGGTAACGACCATTCGGGACTGGTCCTACTACCATGTCCACGGCCGGGTGGTCACCAACGCCACCTACTCCACTGGCACGGTGGAGGTGTCGTCCGGCACCGTCACGCTGACTGGCGGGTCGTTTGCCACGGCCGGCGTGACGGCGGCCAACGCCAAGCACTGGACGCTGCGGTGTGGCGACCGCTCCTATCCGCTCGGGGCTTATTCGTCCGCGACATCAGTATCTCTGGGCTCGCAGTTCTCGGGTCTAAACGTGGCTGCCGGTACTCCGTGCACGTTGTTCCGCACGCTGTATCCGCTGCCGCCCGACTTTCGCAACATGGACGAGCCGAGCGACGAGTTCAATTGGTGGTCGGGGGTCTACGTCACGCCCGACGAGGCGATGAAGATCGAACGGGTGTCGAACTCGTCCGGCAGCCCATACCACTGGACGGTGGTGAAGGACCCGCATTCTTCCGGCTGGGCGATCCAGTTGATTGGCTACCCGACCGAAGTGGAGACAGTGGACTTCACCTACCGCCGGTCGGCTCGTCCAATCCGCTATTCGGGCCATGAAGCCGGGCTGCGGCAGGGAACCATTGCACGCTCGGGAACGGCCGTCACGGGCGCCGTCACTGCGTTCTCGCAATCAATGGTGGGGTCCATCCTGCGAGTCGGTGACACTAACGGCCACCCTGGTCCGATTGAATCCTTGGCTCCGTGGGTGTCGGAAACTGAAATCACGGCCGTGGCGTCTGGCACTAGCCTGACGACGGCCGATACGGGGACCATCAACTCCCTGACAAAGTACCTGATCACCGACCCCATTGATGTCGCGCCGCACATGCAGCAGGCCGTGGACTCCTGCTGCGACTACTGGCTGGCCAGGATCCGGGGCAAGGGCGAGGACCGGGCGTTCCAGCTGTACCAGCGTGACCTGCGGCTGGCGTTTGAGCAGGACCAGCTGGCCCCGCTCTCTGGGCGGAGTAAGGAAATCTACCATGATGGAGGCTGGCGAACGCCCCTGAAGCCAGACCAAGGATGATCGTCATCGACACTTGGAAGGGGCTGGTGACCAACGCAAGCCCGTACGCCGTTCCCATCGGGGCAGCGGTCACCCAGTCCAATTTTCAGTGCCGCCGGCCCGGGGAGCTGTCAGCCCGAAACGGGCAGGCCAGCGTGACGATTGCCACCCATGCCGGGACGACCGTCCCAATCATTGAGATGTTCCGTGCGCCTCTGGCCGGCGTGGAGTCAGTGATCTACCAGAACGCCTCTGGGCACATCTTCGTAGCCAAGGGCATCAGTTGACGCAGATTTCGTCGTCCGCATTCTCCACGGCCGTCCCGATGACCTTTGCCAGAGGTCGGTACGGGGACATCTACGGCGTCAACGGGGTGGAGCGTGGGCTGCGGTGGGATGGCGTCACGGCGAATGTTGAGCAACTGGGCTTGTCTGCACCTGCATCTAAGCCAACGGTCACTCCGTCCTACAGTTCCCCGAAGTATTTCGTCCGCAGCGTGGACGTTGTGGACGGCGGGTTTTGCTACCAGAAGGTCCCTGCCGTCACCTTTTCTGGCGGGGATGGGTCTGGCGCCGCGGCCAGGGCCGAGGTTCTGAACGGCCGAATTCACCAGATCGTCATGCAGAGCTACGGCAAGGACTACACCTCCGCGCCGTCTGTGTCGGTCGGTGCGCCTGATGGCAACTCGCCGGCCGGGAGCGGTGCGACGTTCTCGGTGACGGTGTCGGGCATCATCTTGGATGTCCAGCCGACGAATGTGGGGTCAGGCTATACGTCTCCCCCAACCGTCACGGTTTCAGGCGGCGGCGGGAGTGGCGCCATCCTGCGGGCCAGCATTGACGAGAACGGCTCCGTGAACGCCGTGACCATCGTCAATCCAGGGAGTGGCTACACCTCCACGCCTTCCATCTCGTTTTCTCTTAGCCCGGGAACCACAGCCACCGGCACGGCCGTGGTGCAGTATCGGGTGACCGGCGTCTCTGTGACCACCGCCGGCTCGGGGTATTCCGGCATTCCGCGGATCACGTTCCAGTCCTCCAGTGGGGGCGGCGCATACGCCGAATGCACGGTCGGAACGGGGGCGTCGTCTGGCCAAATCACGGCCGTCACTGTCCGGCATGGCGGCGCCTACCGGGTTATTCCAACGGCAAGCATCGTCACGCCATCGGGATTGCTGCCGCGGGTGTCCGCCCTGTCTGCCGTCGCTCAACCAGCCCTTGCTGGCAAGTATTGGTGCGCCCTGCGGTATGTCGATGACACGCCGGAAGCGTCCAACGGCCCGATAGCCAGTTCGATCACGGAGCTCACTGAGGTGGAGCTGACAGGCCCTGCAGGGTCGCTTGGGTGGAGCTGGTCCAACAGCGGCGCAGAGGCTCGGGCAAGCCGCATCGAACTGTGGCGCACAACCTCCGATCAGGCGCTTGTGCTGTACCGCGTGGCATCGTTTCCACGCGACGGCTCTGGCAACTTCCCGACTTCGTACACCGACACCGTTTCGGACGCAGAACTCATTGACCCCGACCGCCCCATGACGGTCACGGCGGTTCCTCCAGTAGATATCTGGAGCAATCCAGATACGTGGTCGTTTACGGCGCATGGGCTTCAAAACGGGGACACCATCACGTTCTCCGCTGTCTCCGGCCCACTGGACGGCATAGTTCTTCTTGGCGTCCCGTACTACGTTCGGAACGTCACGGCAAACACCTTCCAAATATCCGCCACTCCAACCGGAAGCATTAGAACGCTTGCGGCGACAGGCGATTTCGGCACGTTTACCACTCGCCGGTTTGGGGCCCTGCCAATCGTCCTACCGAACGGCCAGCCCAATGCACGGCGGTTCGCGCCGCCCCCAACGAACAAGTCGGCGGTCGTCATGTTCCAGGACCGGGCGTGGTATGGCGTGGACACCTCCGGCACAGAGCCCAACAGCCTGTACTTCTCGGAGGTGGACGAGCCGGAGTCTGTCCCGGAGACGAACGAACTCGTCATCCAAGAGAACGTCAAGGGCACCGACAAGATATCGGCCATGATGCCCTTTGGGGCGGCCATGGTGGTCTTCCAGCAGCGGCATGCCTACCGGCTGTCCTACGCCGCCCAGCCAGTGATCGACGCCTCCATTGTCCTTCTGGCACACCGCGGCTGCCTCAACCAGCGATGCTGGGACATCCATG